GTCCAAAAGACATTGCAAGTGGTAACGTAAATGTACCAGGCGGAAAAGCTTCTAAGTCAATGAGTTCGAATACTAAAGGCCATGGCGCAGAGAAAAAAGGCGCAGGCGACACAGCTGCTAATAAAAAAAGTACTATTGGTAGTTAATTAATATAAGGGAATTTGATGTTAAACTTACGTGAGACACTGACATTCGACGAAGCGAAGATAGTCGTTGAGTCTGCCAATGAAGGGAAAGACCTGTATATGAAAGGTATTTGTATACAAGGTGGTGTGCGTAATGCAAACCAGCGTGTTTATCCTGTAAGAGAAATTGGTAGGGCTGTCAAAACTCTCAACGATCAATGTTCAGGAGGATATAGTGTTCTTGGCGAGGTTGATCATCCAGAAGGACTTAATATTAATCTAGATCGTGTAAGCCATATGATCACAGAAATGTGGATGGAAGGCGATAACGGTTACGGAAAACTTAAAATTTTACCAACTCCTATGGGAATACTAGTTAAAACAATGCTTGAAAGTGATGTTAAACTTGGTGTTTCTAGTAGGGGCTCTGGTAACGTATCAGAAAGTGGAAACGGAGAAGTTTCCGACTTTGAAATTATCACTGTGGACGTTGTGGCTCAGCCAAGCGCCCCTGGTGCATATCCAACTCCAATTTATGAACAACTTATGAATGCAAGAGGTGGAATGAAGGCTTATCAATTAGCACAGGCAACAAAAGAAGATCCAAAGGCACAAAAATATTTAAAAGAATCTCTGATTAATATAATCAGTAGACTCCAATAAAAGGAGATAAAAAACATGTTGGATGCACTAAAAACACTTTTCGAAAACGACGTTGTTTCGGATGAAGTGCGTACTCAAATTGAAGAGGCGTGGGAAAGCAAGATTAAAGAAAACAAACTTGCTGTAACCGCTGAACTCCGTGAAGAATTCGCTCAGAAATATGAACACGATAAATCAACTATGGTTGAAGCTATTGATAGTTTAGTTACTGAGAGATTAAATGCTGAAGTAGCTGAATTTACAGAAGATCGTAAACAGCTTTCAGAAGCAAAAGCAAAATATGCAGTAGCAATGCGTGAAAACGCAGGTTTACTAAAAGGTTTTGTGATGGAAGCACTTAAGAAAGAAGTTTCCGAACTCCACGAAGAACAGAAAGCAATGGCATCTAACTTTTCTAAATTAGAAGAGTTCGTAGTTGACGCACTAGCCAACGAAATATCTGAGTTCTACGAAGATAAAAAAGACTTAGCTGAAACAAAAGTTAAACTTGTAAAAGAAGCTAAGAAACACTTGGCCAAAGTTAAAGAAAACTTTGTACAAAGAAGTGCAAAAGCAGTTTCTTCAACAGTTGATAAGGCACTACGTAGTGAAATTACTCAACTTAAAGAAGATATTGACGGAGCACGTAAAAACGACTTTGGGCGTAAATTGTTTGAAGCATTTGCAAATGAATATCAAGGAAGCTATTTGAATGAAAAATCAGAAACTTCTAAGTTATTAAAAGTTGTTGATGTTAAAGACAAGCAGTTAGCTGAAGCAAAAGCATTTGCTGTTAAAGCAAAGAAAGTTGTTGAAGCACAACAAGCTGATAAGAAACAGCTTATTGAATCTGCACAGCGTAAAGAAATCATGCATAGTTTGGTTGCACCATTAAGCAATCAGCAGCAAGAAATTATGAAAGACTTACTGGAATCAGTTCAAACAAACAGATTAGAATCTCAGTTTGAAAAATATTTACCGACAGTTATTGACGGCGAAGCACCAGAGAAAGCTAAAAAGGCGAAACTTACAGAAGGCAAAGAAATTACAGGCAATAGAGAAACAGTTCAAACTAGTAAAACAGTAGACGATAATGTCGTTGACATTAGACGTTTAGCTGGAATTTAATAAGGAGATATAATATGTCAGAACTACTAGAAAGTCGCTGGCAGGAGACCAAAGGTGCTCTTCTTGAAGGCTTAAATGGCAACAAGAAGGCAGTTATGGCAAGTACACTTGAGAACACTCGTAGGTATTTGTCAGAGGCCGCAGGCACTGGTGCAACTTCCGCCGGTAATATCGCAACACTTAACCGTGTTATTCTTCCAGTCATCAGACGTGTGATGCCAACCGTTATTGCTAACGATTTGGTAGGCGTACAGCCGATGACAGGACCAGTGGGTCAGATCCACACACTTCGCGTTCGTTATGCTGAAAGCAACGACAACGCAACAGCAGGTGAAGAGGCTCTTAGCCCATTCAAAATTGCAACTGCATACTCAGGTACGGGCACAGATCCGGCCGGTGTTGCTGATGCAACTGCAACCAAAGAAGGTGACGCTGGACGTAAAATGTCCATCCAAATCTTAAAGCAAACTGTAGAAGCAAAATCCAGAAAGCTATCAGCTCGCTGGACGTTTGAATCTGCACAAGACGCACAGTCAATGCATGGTATTGATGTTGAAGCAGAAATTATGGCTGCTTTAGCTCAAGAAATTACCGCTGAAATTGATCAAGAGATCATTCAGAGCTTGACTGCACTATCTGGAACAGCTGCTCAAACTTATGACCAGACAGCTGTATCTGGTACTGCTACTTTTGTTGGTGACGAGCATGCTGCTTTAGCTGTTCAAATTAACAGAGTATCAAACTTAATCGCACAACGTACAAGACGTGGTGCAGGTAACTGGGCTGTTGTATCGCCATTAGCGTTAACAATCCTACAATCTGCAACAACTTCTGCGTTTGCACGTACTACTGAAGGTACTTTTGAAGCTCCAACAAACACTAAAATGGTTGGTACTTTGAACGGTGCAATGAAAGTATACGTCAACACTTACGCAGCAGATACTGCTCCTGTACTTGTTGGATACAAAGGTACTAGTGAATCAGATGCGGCAGCGTTTTATTGCCCATACATTCCGCTAATGTCAAGTGGCGTTGTGTTAGATCCAACATCATTCGAGCCAGTCGTGAGCTTCATGACTAGATACGGATATGTTGAGCTAAACAACTCAGCGTCATCGCTTGGTAACGCGGCTGATTACTTGGCTAATGTTGCTATCTCAGCAGGCGTAACATTTAGCTAATAGCTAATAGTTTACAAAACTAATTAAAATAGGCGCTACGGCGCCTATTTTTTTGATTAACTTTCCTTAACTCTCTTTTAATGATAAATACTTGTGTCATAAATCGTGTCACTGAATGTGGACTTATGCAGAATTGACCCACTGCGTATTACATAAAACGTAAAAGGAGAAAACAAATGGGAAGACCAATTAATAAAAGGTTTTTTGGCGCAACAGGCGACAACACTCAACCAACAATAGCAATTAGATATCATGATGGTTCAGCTACAAGAGAAGGATTTATTCTTTCTCAAAGAGGTACTAACAAATTTAATTGTGATAGTGCTGCAGGCACAGCAACAATTTGCAGACTAGTAAATGAAATTGCACCTAATGCAGTTAACGAATGTTCTTTAGTAGGTATTACACCTGGAGGTGGAGCAATTATTCTAAAGAAAATGTTCAACAGAACAGCAGTTGACTTTAACGGCAATCGTTACAAGTGGGCTGTAGAAGATGACTCAACAGAATCGTTGATTAGATTAACAGCTATCTAAATTATATAGGGGGAGAAATCCCCCTATAATATATAGGGATTAAGAATGTCAAAGTATTTAAGAATAGGAAATGGTGATTATAATATCGTTACAAAAGAAGGTGGCGAAATCACATTAGATACAACTGATGGAAATTTAAACGGCGCCGGCAAAGTTATTATTACCGGTGGATTAGAAGTTCAAGGCGATAGCACAACTTATAATTCAACAGTAGTTGCTATAGCAGATAATATTCTTGTACTTTCTAAAGATAATATTGCTTCAGGAATTCCTGCAGCACTTAATTATAGAAGTGGTATAGAAATTGAAAGAGGATCTCAAGCCAATGCATTTATGGTATATGATGAACAACTTTCTTGGACACTTGGAGGAACATCAGGAACAGGAACATGGACTTTTGAACAAGGTTCAAATACAGTACCTATTAAAGCAACGGGTATGTTTTCAGATGCTAACTTATATTTAAATCCAGGCACAGGCGTACTATCTGTTACAAACACAACTAATTATGAACAACGAGTTTTTACATACGGCGGCGGGTTAGTAACAGGCGGAGCTATTGATGATGATATTATACCAAATGCAAAAGGTGTTATAGATTATGTAACATATGCGTTATCGTCAGGAAGTGTCCCGTCAAGATTACAAGAATCAGACACAGCAATTGAAGCACACGACTTTGCTATAACTGGTAATGATAGTAAATTACAGTTTGACATAAACGGAACTACAACAGCTAATTTATTTGCAGATAGACTTGAAGCATTTGACATAATGATTCAAAATAACGAGATTACAACATCTGCTAGTAATACTGATTTAGTTTTAGGTTCTCCAGGAACTGGCTCTGTCAAAGTAAAAGATACATTAGAAATAACAGAAACACCAGGCGAGAACGATGTTGCTACAGATCCTTCAGCGCCATCGGAAGGTATAAAACTTTATTCTAAAACAATGTCAAATGGTGGTACGGGCTTATTTTTCATTAATAAAAGTAATAAGCAAGACGAATTGATAAGTAAGAATAAAGCACTAGTGTTTAGTATGGTGTTCTAAAAGGAAACAAAAATGGCAATTACAAACAATCAATTAACATTAACACAGCTAGATGCAATAACAGTTCCGGCATCAAAGCAATATGCAATTACAAATATATTAGTTTGTAATACATATAGCCCAAGCGGAGGAAGTGCGGCTACTAGAGGCGCAAATTTTACAATGCATTTAATTCCATCAGGTAGTGCATTAAACAATAGTGTAACAACCGTTGTTAAAGAACTTACTTTACCTGCAGGCGAAACATTTACATTTGATTCAGAAAGATTTATTATGGAAGCAGGAGACAAACTTAGCTTTACAGCATCTCCTGATCAAGGATCTGGTAATACAGATTTAGCGGTTACTGTAAGTTATATGGAAGTATAAGATGCGTTTATTAAAAGGACAAAATACTAATGCACGTAATATATACGGTAGAGGCGTACAAGTTGATACATTAGATCAAGTAATTGCTGATAGTACTAACTCTTTACGTGTTCCGTATGGTACAACTGCACAACGTCCTACAACACCTGCTAACGGACAAATTAGATATAATTCTACAAATAATCAATTTGAAGGATACGAAAATTCAGCATGGAGAAACTTAAGATATGCTGAACCTTTTCCGGCTGGAATTGTTCAGCAAAGTTTAGGTAACGGAGATGCAACTGCGGTATGCTTTGGGCCATTAGCATCAGGAGATGCTAGTCAACCTGCACCAGCAGCAGCACAAAATGTTTTAGTATTAGTAGAAAATGTATTTCAGTTAGCAACAACTAACTATACACTAGTACAAAATCCAACAGCTGCTACAGGAAGCGGATCAGAAGTTACAGCTGGTTCATTTAGTGTAAGCACAGAATATAAAATTGTAACAGTTGGCACTACAGACTTTACTGCTATTGGAGCAAGTGCTAATACTGTTGATGTTGTATTTACAGCTACAGGAGTTGGTACCGGAAACGGAACAGCAAGAGCAACAGGATACTACTTAGTATTTACATCTGCACCAGATGCAGCAAAACCAGTAACAGCCATACATAACTTCGACAAGTAAACCTATAAATACTGTATAGGAGATACAGTATGGCATTAGGTAGAATATCGGGACCTCTTTTAAATGAAAATTTAACAAGAAACGGAGTTGATTTAGACTTCCGTAATGCAGCATCTGATGTGCCATTGATATTTTTTGATGTAAATGGAAACAGACTTGGTGTTAACAAAGATGCTCCTGCTACAGACTTAGATGTTATAGGTAGTACAATAAAAACTACAGATTTACAATCACCATCAACATCGACTCAAATTGCAAACTATACATTTAACGGTTCAAACTTAAACGTATCTACAGGAAATATTTTATTTAATGCTGCAGAAGCTATAGTTGTATCAACTATAGAAACAGATAATATTAGAATTACTGACAACACTATCTCAACATTTAATAGTAATGCAGACTTTGATCTAACTCCAAACGGTACAGGAATTGTTGAAGTATATTCAGATATGAAAGTCTTTGGTAATTTAGATACTCCACAAACTATAACAATGGGTGGTAACATTACTATAGGCGATGATAGTAACGATACTATTGACTTTAATACTGAATTTACAAGCGATCTAACACCAGATGTAACTGATGTTTCTAACTTAGGAAACACAGTGAATAAATGGAATAGCATAAAAACTTTTAAATTAAACGGAGCAAAGTTAGATATACCTAATTTAAAAATTGAAACTAATTATATAACAACACAGATTTCTAATTCTAATTTAGATTTATTTGGAAATGCTAGTGGAAACGTATTATTAGAAGATTTAGCATTTGAAAATAATACTATAAGTTCAACAACAGATATTGAAGTAAGCAGAGATACTACTATAGACACTACTGCTGCAATGAAGATTCCAACAGGGACAACAGCACAAAGGACTAGTTTAAACGCTGGTATAAGATTCAATACTGATACAACAAACTTTGAAGGATATTATAACGGCAATACTATATTTGGCGGAGTATACTCAGATAATGCATTAACTAACATAGTTGCACATCCTACAAACGACACTATTGGAATTACTGTAAACAACGTAAGTGTTAGTACTGTAAACTCGTCAGGAATAACTTTACATGGATTACAAGTTGATGATATTAACATTGACGGAAACGTTATTAGTACATCTACAGATACAGATTTAATACTTGCTCCTGCCGGCACAGGCGCTAGTAAAGCAGTTAAAATTGATAACATATCAATTGG